AACAACCAACCAACCCAACCTACCAACTAACACAACAACCTCTCGAACATGACTTCCCCCCAGACCCGCCCAGGGCGAGGGGTCCCCGGCCAAAATACTCATCAGCTCCACAGTGTTGAGAATATGAACCGGAGACTCCGAAACCTTGCGGCGGGGCGCACGCACGTGAATCTCAGCGACGGAACGGAGTACTCTCCTTTCGACATCGGCGCTAGAGCTACGGTAGTACCTGTTCGTGATTTCGAAATCAAAGTCAAACATCGCATCAACGATTACGCTGAACAATTGGATCTGGTAGACGACCCCGTCAATATCTTGGGGCCCGTGTTCCTAAACCAGATTCCACTGATTACAAACAACGACCCTTCTTCTCTGATGGCCGCCTTCAATAAGCGGTGCAACTTTCAGCAGCAAGGACCGTCGGATGATATCAGTGATAAGCAATTTGTTGCCGCGTTAGCCGCGATCGCCGCCTTGCGCAAGAACGAAGATCAATGGGATGAAAATCCTGTTGATCGCGCTCGGTGGTTGTCCAAATTTGACTCTTCGAAACGCGAACGTATGGAACAAGCATGGTTAGACATCCCTGAAGCAACACTAAGGGACATCCGAAACAAAACGATTATGGTAAAGATTGAACCTCTGCTCAAACGGGAGGACGAGTCTTGGGGCCCCAGGGCCGTCTATGTCGGAAGTGATGCGCATAATGCGATCACAGGTCCAGCGATGATGATCGCTATGGAGCGGTTAGTCGCCGCTCTGGACACCGACAATGATGGCGAAAAACTGGGAAACTGCCATATCAAATTCGGATACAAATCGTCTGACGTCGCATTATGCGAGTTCCTTCTCCGTGACTCCAATTTGACTCACCCATTGGAAGGTGACTACTCGAGGAACGATCGCGAACAGCGGTCCCGAGTAGCCCTTATTATCGACATGTGGCTATCACGCCTTAACATGCCCGATTGGGTTCGCAAATTGATGCTCGATTCATCAGAAGAGTATGATGTGTATCTGCCTGCAGCGGGCCTTAAGGCCACTTTGAAACATCAATTGCCAACTGGCACCACAGCAACCACTTTTAGGAATTCCGCATTTAATGCGGTGATGTTTTGCGTAGCTGCACACGAACAAGGTGTGCGCAACGCGAGATGTCTCATTCTAGGTGACGACCTTCTGGCCGTTACTGATAAGAAAATGGATTTGCACGTGTGGGAGCAGTGTATTGATAAATTCAAAATGGTCTTGAAAGCGGCCGCCCCCGATCTGGAGGGGTGTGCCACTTTCTTGTCGCGCAGGCTATTCGTCTACTGCGATGTACCTTGCATGGTGCCGAAGATCGGCAAAGCACTAGCAAGGTTCAACGTACGGGCCAGCCGGAACACTGGGGTTAGTAACGATGCCTATATGGCGGGCAAGGCTTTATCTTACGGGCATGAATTCAGACACGTACCATTCTTTCGCAAGCACTTCATGTTGCGATACCAATACCATTGGGATAGAATGAGCGAGTCCGAACGCTCTGGAGATATAATCAACGATTCATTAACTTGGTCAACAAGAGTTGCGGGTCTCGACGACCGCAAGAAACTATTGGCCGCTATTGCTAACGAAAAGGTCACCATCCCCGACAGCTACCTTCGGGACTGGATGGTTGATACCTATCAAATCGGATTGGTAGACAGCGAATACCTGTTTACTTTGATGATAAGCAAAGGCATCGAATATGGATTAGTGGACCACCCGGCATATGACAACCTGGCAATCGATTTTTGAGACTAACTACTTCCCCTTCGTGT